TGACATCGATATGGAGGATGACGGCAGGCTGCTCGGAAAATACTACGATTATGGTACCTATACCTCCACCGGAGCGATAGACAACCGTCATTCCGGATTGCGTGGCAGGCTCCGCCTGACAAAGTACATGGAGGACGAAGAAGCGGACAGATACAGGGAGCGGTACCCTGAACTGGAGATCGTGCAACCGGCCTACAGTATCATCGAGTCGGACGAAAGCGCTCCGGACGATGCCAACATTTCCAACCCGGACAACGAGACCGGTTATAAGTATGGCAATACTTACGTCATGAATGCCCACGTGGCGGCGATCCTCAAGAAGCGCCACCGTGTGCTTGCCAAGGTGACGAAAAAGCCCACGAGCCGTAAAGTGGAGATGGCGGGCCAGACGGTTGACGTGAACAATCCGGACGGCGAGATGACCTATTGTCCGTTGGATGATACCAGCAGTAATAAATACTACGATGGCAGCGCAGCCAAACTTGACAGCAGCGAGGGCGACTGGATGATGTACGAACCGTTCTTTTGGTCGAAAGGTGTCAATGACTACCTGAACGAGAAATATTACAGCTGTTACAGTTCCAACGGCCCTGACGATATGCCTCCTGTTCCGGACGTGACGGTGCTGACGTTGGACGACATCAAAGGCACGCAGGGCGGTTTCCTTACAGAGCGCAAACTTTTGAGTGGCAAACCCACGTTGAAGGATTCTTATAGCACGGACAAGACCTATTCAGTCTGCAAGGTGGATGTACAAGGCTATAAGCGTGTACGTTTTCCGAGTGTTCCCGGTACGGGTTTGGTCGGCAGTCTATTTGTTGACGGCTCCGGAAACGTGGTCAAAACCATCGTGGTCCCTACGATCGGTCTGAAGTTCGAGGCCGGCATGTACTTGATATCGGATGTTCCGGAGGACGCCACGGCCTTGCACTTCTCGATCCTGAACACGGCCGAGTTTGACAAGGTGGTCCTAAGTAACAGCGACAAGATCGAGGATATGGAGCCCGATTGGGTGGCCAACGAGGAGCACCTTTGCGCCGTGGTGGGTAGCAGCGTGGTAGGTAGCAAGTTGCGTTCATGCATAACGGGTAATTCCACGACGGCCAGCATGAACTGGATCGACTTCCATTATTATAGCCAGCAACGTGGTATGCAACAGATAGACGCATTGATGCACTCGCGTATCGCGAACCTGTTTTATGCCCGTTATGGGCGTCGTGACAGCCAGGAACAATGCGGAGGCGGTCAGCATACAAACAACCGCATAACGGGCGGTACGGCGGGCTACGGCATGCAGGATACGATCGGTTATGATGGAGCGTATAAAATAAACAACAAGATAACGAACTCGCTTGTGGACAATAACCAAATCCACCAATATGCCTGGTATCGTGGCCAGGACGAGTATGGTTCTCCGACCGTGACGCAGGTAAACAATATCAGTTGTCTTGGCTATGAGGACATCTACGGCCATAAATACGACATGATGGACGGTGTTGATTTACCCAACGATAGCGGTAATTCAGGCAAATGGCGTATTTGGATGCCAGACGGCAGTATCCGTTTTGTCAAAGGCAAGACCTCGAGTGACCAATGGATAACAGGTGTCGCACACGGTAAGTATATGGATATGGTGCCAGTAGGAAGCGCAAACGGCTCGTCCAGCACGTATTATTGCGATAAATACTACATATCTACCGCAGTCAGCCGTGTGGTTTTTCGTGGGTGCAGCTATGCGAATGC